GTTGCGTTTGTACATACGGGCACCATTGTCTTTGACCGAGTGAGTATCGAGGACTCTCACAAGGTGGTGGCCTAACATTGTATACACCTGTTTCCGGGGTCAGTAGGCAAGAAGCCGTGGAGACCCTTAACCGTTGCCAGGGAGATGAAAGAACATAAGAATTTAGTCGACCATAATAGCCTTACCAAAGCCACGGTGGTTGTAGCTTTGGTAGGCGTCGTAGGCGGCGTTGGCGAGACGCGCACCCTTAACGAGTGCCCCCATCCCACCGGTTGCCGCCATGAAGAGAGTGTCCACTGCGCGAGTTGCGCCCTCAACAAAGTTACCGACCTTGTGAAGAACGTTCGCGTTACCGTGTTGAACCGCAAGGTTCTCAACAGTAGGCGCGACCGTAAACGCGTAGTTGGAGTCGGAAACTAAAGGCGAGAACTCGTAGTTGTAGAAGACCGCGATCTCGAGACAGGCTTGGGATGTTGTGTAAGCACCGTCAACGCAGACTTGAACGACTTGCCAACCGGCATTCTTGTTGCCGCCCCACCCCGCATTCGTGTTGGAGTTGGGTTGCCAGAGGCGGGCGTTGTCGCTGATGGGCATGGGAATGATGTGCAACTCTTTCTCAATAAGAGAAGCAAGAGTGACGTCATAGGAAGCATCGGCGAAAGTGGGGGCGATAGCACTCGAACCGATTTGAGAGTAATCGGTGGGAGAGAACAAACGAACGCGACACATGCCCGTGGTGTTCATAACGCTGGACACCACTCGGAGCTTTAAGCCCCACGAAGTGATGCGCCAACGAGAATCAGTAATACCGGTAACAAGCTGAGTAGAAGTACCCGACCAACTGATAACGCCTCCAGCAATAGACGCAGCCGTGACGTATTGGTACTTAGCGTCCGGGATAAAGAGGAGCGCATTTTGGCCAGAACTAGACAAGAGGCTAATCGGTTGGTTGGTAATGGAGTAGCCAATGGTCCGCTCGAAAGAGTTATCAGGCCATCTAGCGCCGATAGCCTCCTCGCAAAACGGATTTGAAACCGAACACACCTGCTTAGCAAGCGCGAAGTTCTTCTGACCGTGAGCGTTGGTCCCGCGAGCCGCACCCCTGACGTTAGGGAGTGGGAGTTGTGACCTAAGCACAGCGAGGCTAAGAGCCCTACGATGAGCCGCCGTGTTGCGGCCGTTGTTCTTGGCGTTCTTCTTCTTGCCGCCATTGTTCTTGTTCTTCGTCATAGGAGAGGGGAAAATAAAAGAAAATTAGAAAAGTTGAAATGAGGAAATAACAAAAGTCTTGAATTTTGCAAAAGTGTGTGCAAAGATAGTTACAATATTGCCGCTCTTCCCAGTTTATTCAACCTGGGCGGCAATGGAAACCTGAAGGTCGACGAATTCTTTTATCGCCGGGAAATCAGGGTGGTTTTGAAAGTCCCGCATAAAGTCCGCGAGCGAATCCTCGGGATAACCGGCCCAAGCGAGACGCGCGAACGACTTCCAAATACGCACGGGGTAAGGCGGCCTACCCAAGGGGTATTTGTGACTGCAGAACTCAAAAGTTCCAGTCGCCGCCGACACAACTTCTATGTCTTTAACGGAAATGCCGAACATTCTATATGAGTCGACAACTTCGGGGTGGTACGTCTCCTGTGCGTCGTCAGAAGCGTTCTTGATGGAGAACGAGTACTCACCGTTGTGCACGCCGCGGCAGTAAAAGTGCACGCAAGCGGCCCAATAATGACGCGCTATAGTATTACCGTCGGAAGTATCCAACTTTCCGCTACGCTGGACGCCTGGTCGAGCCGGGACGATGACGATTCCGTCGAGAGTCACGCACGGCTCTAGACAGTCGACATACGCCAAGTTGCGGATTACGTTCTTCCACATACTAGTGATGCCGATGGAACGCGCAATGTGCACGTCGGCCTCCACGACCTTCGAGTCGAGGTCAACACCAAAGTCAAACGCCGATATATCCGTGTGTAACAGATCGTCGGCGATGCGTCGGATCATGTCGCCATACTTGTTATTCGGCGTGAAGGCGATCATCGAGTTCGTGAGACCGGGAATGCTCTTAACCGCCTCAATGGCAGGAGAGAATATGAGGCGCTGCAGGATCTCGTCAACCGCAGACGCGACAAAGATAAGGCGGCAATGTTTACCCTTCTTCACCACTTCGAGCTTCGGTTTAATGATGGTGATACCCGCGAGACCCGTGTAATACAGTTCAACCGGGCTAAGGGTTAGAAGCATGGCGGGTGTGGTAATAGCCAAACCGATTATCTTAAGGCAAACCATCGCGTGCACATAGGCGATATTGGCGCAGATAAACTCGTGTTTTGTCTTGCCCTGATAACACTCGGGGTAACTTCCTTGGGTGTTTCTCTTCACCTGTTGATACTCCGACCAGACTTCGGCCATGGTGGGGAGACGCTGACCGCAAAGAAGATGATTGCGGACGCTGGTGAGACCGGCCTGCTGAATGAGGAAGCGTCGAGCGCTCGCGCGGGCGGCTACAGGAAAGCAAGGCCGAGAAGCACCGCCAGAGCGCTTAATAAGCGAGGCACGAACGGCCTCGGGGCTGCGGTCGGGGTAGGTATACCCGCCG